TTGCGCCACTCGCGCCGCTCGCCGGTCTTCATTAGCGCCCCTCGGCGCTTGTTCGCAGCGCCCACCTCGTAGTCGCGAGGGTCGATCAACACTTCGGCGGTCAACTGCCGCAGCTCGTCCTCGCCCACCCAGTCCGGTAGATGCAACGTTCCCGGCCGCCACCCGCCGCCCGGGTCAGGCCCCGCGACGAGGCTTCGTAGCCCTTCATAAACTGAAATCTTGAGATCGAAGGTCCCAATGAAACCGACATTGAGGCGGCGACCGGCGATCGTGCGCCCCCGCTCGTCTCGCAGATCCTGCCGCGTCCGCTTGAACGGCGCGGCGCGGGGCTTGTTGTCGCCCTTGGTTGCGTGCAGGGAATGGCGACGGCCGACGCGGTCATAAAGCGCTTGAGTGAATGCGCCCGTGTCGATGCCCCATTGGAACACGTCGATCTCGCGGCCATTCTGGGTGGGCCAGCGGCGTGCGGTCAGCGCGTCGATCGCCCTCCAACCGTTCTCATCATTGTAGTCGAACCCAATGACGCCGCGGTCGACCAGCCAGCCTTGAAATCCCTCACCCCAGGCCCATAGGCCCCACTCGAAACGGTTGCCTTGCACATCGATGAACCCGGTCAACACGGCCGCCGGCCAAGGGACCACGCCGCGCTTCCAGGCCTTGCGCACCGCAAGCAACTTTTCCCAATCGGGGGTATCGGATTTTGGCTCGTAAGGTTCGCCGAGGTCTTGCTGGGTGAACACCTTCAGCATCGCAGGATCCGCGCGGGCGGCCTGGCCGCGCTCCCAGATGTCCGTCCAATTCTCCATCGGCGAATAGGCGGCCCAGATGGCGTAGCCTGGCTCGCGTCCGGCGACGCGGCCCGTGCACGGTGGAACCGCATGAGCCGCGATCTCAGCTGCCGAAATGACCGTCGGAACCGGCTCAGCGCCGTCCAGAACCCATGTCGGGACCCAGCGGCCGTTGGTGACCATGGGTCCGCGATGCGGCTCCTCGAGCACGCCGCCACATCCCTCGCAGACGAAAGCGGCGCGATTGGCAGTCGCCGGCGACGGAGCTAGCATCTTGTCGTACTTCAGCAGGCCATAATCGCCGCAATGCGGGCATGGGATATAGAACCGGCGGCGATCGGAAGCGTCGTAAAGATCGCTGATTTCGCACTCGCCGGCCATTCCCGGCGTCGAGATCGCCAGCTCCTTCCCTAGGTCTCCAAATGCCTTCTGTCGCGCACGTGCCTGGTTTGATGGAGAGCCTCTGCCGTCGACGTCTCGCAAATATCCGCTCAGCTCGTCGAGCACGAGCCAGCGAATCGAGACCATCTGCAGGCCCTTCGAGGAACTCGCCGTGACGATCTGATTGAAACCGCCGGCAAACCTCTTGAACGCTGTGGTCGACGCCGCTTCGTCTCGAGAATTTTCTGGCCGGACCCGGTGTCGGATTCGCGGAGAAGCGTCGATCGTCGGCTGGATCTTGACCCGGTTGTATTTAACCGCCTCCGCTCCGGTCGGCAGCACCGTCAACATGGGCCCCGGCGCGCGATCGACAATGAAACAGAACCAGTTCACGCCCAGCTCGGACTTACCTGTCTGCGCCGAGGCCTTCAGCGTCACCCGCCGCGATAAGTGGTCCGGGTGGAGACAGTCCATCGGCTCGCGCAGATAGGGCACGCGATCGGTCCGCCAAGGACCAGGGAAAGGCGAGCCCGACTCCGGAGACACGACGCGAAACTTGTCCGCAAATTCGGAAACCGTTAGCTCAGTTTCAGGCTTCGCCAGTCGTGCCAGCTCGTCGAAGAGGGTCCGGCGTCCATCGGCGACGCCTGGCAGATCGGCCGTGAGCAGGGGGACGTCAAGCATCGTCCGGCTCAAGCTCGGCGACCACGAGAGCCCGAGCGAACGCGTCGAGCCCCTTTTTCTCGAATGCCTTTAGGTGCGGGCGAACGAGCCGGGGCTCGATGTTGAATGCGTGGGCGAGCGCGGCTGCGGAATCGTTGAGCGAAAGCGCGAATGCGTTCCGAAGCGCGCTCATCGCCTCAGCAGCCGCGGCGCGCACTTCTCGCGTCGGCGTTAGGGCGCCGATGCGCTCGGCAATCTCCAGTTCGCGCATCTGCCTCTGAGCGCGGATGTTTAACGACGCTTCGTGAGCCCTGCCCTTTGATATAGAGATGGAGGCCGGCGCCGAGGACGGCGCGGACGCGGCGCGGTTGATGTTTTCGCCGCGGTGCTTGGCCAGAGTTTCAAAATCGACGGTCGTCTCTCGGCCATCTTTTTGGGGGTCGAGAGCATCACTGTATTTCGCGATGTACCTGCTCAACGCCGGCTGCCCGACGCGATCGCCACGCTCCGCCAAAAGTTCACGAGCGCGCCTGAGATTGACGCGTCCGGACGTGATCCCTTGCGGCTTGTCGGCGTCAGCCTCGGCCAATTTCAAACCTCAGTCCAAGTCGCGCCAAACCACCAGGCGCGCGTCACATGCTCCCGATGCCGCCCGCGTGATGCGGGCGCGGCGTCGCTGTCCAGACGCCGCCGCGCCCAACTGCCGAGCACGCCGATGGAGGCCGAGCGCGTTCGCCAGGTTCTGCCGCCGCGCCGCGATGAGACACGACAGCAAACTCGCTCATCTCCTTCCGACCATTGGATCAGCGCGCATTGGTTCTGACCGGAGTCTTTATGCCGGCTTCAGCATTGAGCCCCGTCGCGATCCCGGCCCACATGGAGTCGATCGCGCCCTGGGTTGACCTTCTGCAGCCGGCCGCCGCCGCTCGTTCACCCGAGGAACCAACCGATGGACGGCGAGAGGGGAGTGAAGCGTTGAGTTTGCCGACGATGCCAGACCACATTGCGTCCGCGGCCTGGTTCGGAGACGTGCCCGGCACGACGCCCTTTGTGCGAAACGGCACGCGGTCCACATCGGCGAATTCACGCGCGAGCTCTGATGCGGTGAGAGGTGCGAGCCCGCAACGTTTCCGGCTCGCATTGATGCCAGCGAGATGGATTTCTGCGACCTGGCCGGCCCGCGATGCTTGCGGCGCGGCTCGTGCAAGCGATATGGTCATCGACGTATTCCTGAAATGTGAGGATGGGAGCGCGCCAGAGTTCGCCGCCGGCGCTCGCGACGAGGCCAATGGCGCCGACGCGCGTTGCTTCCCCGCCGCAGCGGCCATAGCCGCAACCCGCGGCGCGAAACGTTTAACGGCATCGGGATCACCTGCAGCGAGCTGCGCGTACAGATCGAAACCACCAAGCCAGATCGCCACGACCCTTACTCCGCCGCCAGCGCCATGCCGTCGATCATCGGCAGCGCGACGCGCGGATAGCCGTTGAAGGTTTTGTTCATCGCGCCGATCTGCCAATGTTCGGGGAACATCGCAGGGTCGAAGATCAGCGCCCCGTCCGGATATCGCGCATCACGGTTCGCGGCGGTTATCTGATCATCGAGAGCAAGCAGCTCACGGATCGTGGCGCATACTTTGCTGTATTCGCTGACCATAAGCGTCGTCGCGCGCGCGACGACGCGATCAACGTCTTCATTGGAAACAGTGCCCTTTTGGCTGAGTTCGTAGATCGGACCAGCGATGAGGTCATTGTCGGTGTCATGGTAGTAGACCGACTCCAGCCCTGAGAAATCGCTATATTTGGGGGGCCAATATCCCAGCAAGCGTGTCGCGGTCAGGCGCTCCGGCGTAGCGAGCATTCGCGGTAGACGAATTGTTCGCTCGAAATTGATATGGGATCCGCGCACGGGCACCCGGCTGTAGGCGCTCGAGCCGAATCTCGCGATGAGTACGTCACTCCGAAACAGGCTAACAATGCGCGCGGCCAGAGTGGGATATTCTGCAAATCGCTTAGCGAACTCATGGGCCCGCTTCGTCTCCGCTACGAAAGGCTTCCTCGCTTCGTCTCGCGCAGCCTCGGCCTTCGCCGCGTCGCGCGATCGCACGTCGAGGGCAGCGGCAATCCAGGACGCGATTTCATGCTGCGCCATTAGGGTCTGATAGTCGCAGCCGTGGGCAAGAACGGCGTCGATCGTCTCGCCGATCGAACGCGCGCGCAGTCGGTACGCGCTAGCGGGAGGCGCGGGAGGGGCAATAGCGCCGAAAATCTCCGCCTTGCGCGCCGGATGTCTGGCGAGGGCGTCGTCGAGCGAGCGAGCTGACGCGCGCGCCGATTCGGCCGCGCCACTAAGCTCCGCCGACGTCGAGACCAGGTCGGCAAGAACTGCGGCCGCCTGCTCGAGCGCGGGAACGATGTCACTCATGTTCATTTGAAATTCCTTGTCGGGACAGACAAGACGTCAGATGCCCGCCCAACGCGGCCGGCGACGGGAGGGAGAACACCGCGCGCGCACAGTCCTTCGCGCAGAATCTCGCCTACAAGCGTATCAATGCTATCGGCGCGCAACGCGGCGAGGCGCTTAAGCCCGCTATCCAGTTCGGCCGGCACCCGAAAGGATGTGGTCCTGTTTATGATCATCCGACCCTCAATCACCAAGGGTCGGAAGCTTAGAGATTTCTGCTGAGGCGGCGAGCACTCAAAACAGGGGACCGAACAAGGATTTCAATTCTTAGCGCGAGGCGGAGCGCGGCACCGATGGCGATACTGGATATGCCACGCCTCCGTAACCAGTCCGGGCTGGAAAGGTACCTCGCCTTTGACGAATTGTTCGGCTTTCCTTTCCGATTTGGAAAGGCGCTTGCCCCAGGCAAGGGCGTCTCTCACGGCTCCGCCGAAGCCCGTTTTTATCTTTTTCCCACTCGCGAATTCTGCCATAGCGCGAACGAACTCGACAAAGTCGCTCGCTTCGGCCGCGCTCAACCTGAAGGCGACCTCGTCTCCGAATTCCGCCCTAATGCAGCGCCAACAGATTTTTGCATATTCGATCTGCCACGCGCCGCGCGCCATGGCAGGTAGTTTTCCCCTACGGGTGCCCGATGGCTTGAACTCCTCTTGCGCGGCGCGCGAAAGCTTCGCTAGCGCGTAGATGCGCTCCTGCAGCGGCTCGAGAAGAACAGCGCGGCCGGGCGGGCCGATCCATCTCTCTTTTTCTCGCCGCCTGGCGAGCGCCCTTTCGTAGCGAGCGAGAAGAGCGAGCTGCTCGCCATCATTCGTCGCAAGCGCTTGGGACATCTCTCGCGCGTCAATCAACGAGAGCACCCGCAGCTCGGGCGCAAAAGCGATGTTGAAATTATCGTTGTCCTGATTGCCGAATTTTTTCGACGCCGATCCGCGCGGGAGCGCAAGATAAGGCGCAACCGGATCTTCGACGCCGAGAAGCGCCGAGACCGCACTGCCGCTCAGTTTCCGGAGGGCGCTCTCCAGATCGTGCGCGAGGCGCGCGACATTGGAAAGCTGGGAGCTAACTGCTTCCGGGTTCGGAATTACCCCGAACGTTCGCATCAGATCGTTGAGTTCGATTGCGGTTCGGGTGGCGGCCCTTTCGGTCAGTTGGTTGAAAGAATCATTCCGAAGCCGTTCCTTCAGCCGCTCAAAAGTTCCCCTGGGCGAAGGATCATCCTTCGGCGGCGTGAGAAGCCCCTGGAGGTCGCGCGGCTGCTTGTCCTCCCGCACCGGGCTCAAGGCTTGCTCCTCGCGCGCAACCGGACGCCTGGCTGCCCGTTGTTGATAAATTCGATCCCGGCCGATTCCAGCGCCTCCCTGGCGCGTTTTCGGACGTCATCCGACACGTTGGCTACGCCGCCCTCCAAACGTTTGATCGTCAGCGGAGACACGCCGATCCGCTCGGCGAGCGCGCTCTGAGACCAACCGATCAGGGCGCGCGCCGCCCGCCATTGCCCATCTATCACAATTTTTCCTCTTGTTACGTTTTGTATCATGATGTATGATACCTTTAGTAACACGTGTTCGGCGCGGCCTCAAGGACGATGCGAATGAAAATTGAAAACAGCGTTCGACCCAAGGCTTTGAATGCATGCGCGAGGCGCGCACGGCGATCATAAGATAGCGCCCATGCGCCTCTCGCCTGACCAAACGCACAACGCCAAAGCTCGCCGCTCTATCCTATGGCAGGCCGAGGCCCGCGAGGTCTTCGACGCTTGGCCGAACGTCAGCAAGGACGTCAACGACTCGCTCGAGGCGGGCGCGTCATGAACGTGCGCCCTTCAATCGAAGACGCCGTCATGCTCCGGCCGGCCGAGCACCGTGTGCCCAAGCGGAAGCGGCGCTCGGCGCACGAAGTCCCGGACTGGGCCGCGAGGTGCATCAAGGACGGCGCCGGGCGCATCATTCCTAACCTCGCTAACGTGCTGGTTGCCCTCCGGGCGCTCCCCGAAGTCGCCGACGCCTTCGCCTACGACTTGATGGCGTGCTCAACGATCCTCCGAAAGGAGTTGCCGATTGCGCCGAACGGTGAGGGCGCCAGCAGCGCGCCTTTCCCAAGGGCCGTCAGCGACGCGGACGTGAGCCAGCTGCAGGAATGGTTGCAGCATCAGGGAATGCCCAAGATTGGCAAGGATCAGGTGCATCAAGCCGTCGAGCAGCGGGCGATGGAGCGCGCCTTCCACCCGGTTCGCGACTATCTCGGGGGGCTTCGTTGGGACAAAACGCACCGGCTCGACGACTGGCTATCAACCTATCTCGGCACGCCAAAGGACGCCTACAAAGCCCGCATAGGCCGCATGTTCCTCATCGGAATGGTGGCTCGCGTCTTCAAGCCGGGCTGCAAACATGACTACATGCTCGTAATGGAGGGCGAACAGGGCGACCGCAAGTCGACCGCCTGCCGCATCCTGGCCGGCGAATGGTTCAGCGATAGCTTGCCCGACCTCCGCCACAGTGACGCAGTGCGTCTGTCGATGCATCTGCGCGGGAAGTGGCTCATCGAGATTGGCGAATTGTCCGCGATCGGAAAGGCGGACACAGAGGCACTCAAGGCGTTCATCACGCAGCAAGAGGAAAAGTACACGCCCAAATTCGCGCGCAGGGAAGTCACCGAACCGCGCCAGTCCGTCTTTGTCGGCTCGACGAACAGGGATACCTACCTCAAGGACGAGACGGGCGCACGGCGCTTCTGGCCGTTCAAAGTCGGGTTCATCGACCTCGACGCGCTCGCCTGCGATCGCGACCAATTGTTTGCCGAGGCTGTCGTCGCCTTCCGAGCCGGCGAGCATTGGTGGCCCGAAGTCAACTTTGAGCGCGAGCACATCAAACCACAGCAGGCCGCCCGCTACGAGGCCGACGTGTGGGAGGAGCCGATCAGGAGATTCGTCGCGGGGCTTGATCGCGTTACTCTCGTGGATGTCGCCGCCGCCGCTCTCGGCATCGACACGGGCAAAATCAGCCCGGGCGATCAGAAGCGAATTGCAGGAGTGCTCACCGCCGTCGGCTGGACGCCCACCCGCACCAAGGCCGAGCGCTTCTGGACGCCCGCTCACCGGGTGACGGGTGACGCCTGGTGACGCCTATTTCTCACTTGGGGGCAACGCGCGCGCGCACACACACACATGGCCCTAATAGGAAAATAGGCGTCACCAGGCGTCACCCGTCACCAGAGCCGGTATTCCGCGAAGAACGGCTACTTTCCACCAAGCCCGACTCAGCGAAAGCTGACCCTTTTCAGAAAAACGCCTCTCTCGCCAGGCTCCTTCGCGGTACCTTGGAGTCTCTCGCACCGCCGGCGCGCTATGACGCCCGATCGCCCGGAGGCTTCGGGCCATGATCCCGAAAGCGTCGGGCATCCGCATGCGCGTCGACCCGCGCGACGTTCCGAAAGACAAGGCGGCGCGCCGCCTGGGTTTGTCGATCGCGGAGTTCGAGGCAGTCGAAGATCGGCTCTACGCGCGGGGCTTCCCTCGGCCAGACCCGGACAC